CCAACACCACTATCAAATTGTGTTATTGTATCTAATATTAAAACTTTTCTTCCAACATTATCTTCTGATAATGCAACATTACTATCTCTTGTTCCTAAAAAATCTGCCATTATTCACTCACAGTTAATATATTTTTAAAAGATTGAAGCCCTGAAATATTAGTAGTCACAATAGAAGCTTCAGCACTTGCATTACCAAGTTTATCTACTGCCTTAATTAAAAAGCTACCTGTTTGTGCATTTACTACAAGTGAGTTAGATTTTCTTCTAACTACTTTAGCAAGTGGTGTACTATCATTCCATGTAGAGCCACTTTGAACATCTTGGTATCTTACTTCATACCAACTAATATCTAAATCTGTAACAGGTGTCCAAGATAACTCCATTTGATTTGACCCAACCATAGATACAGAAAGATCATCAACATTATTGGGAATTTCAGTTGCACCTACAATTTTTCTACTTGCTGATATATAACTTGAAGATACACCAAAACTATTGATAGCTTTTACCCTTACATCGTATGTAGCATCATCAACAGCATTAAGTAATTCATGCAATAATTGTGTACCATTGGATATTATTTTAAAGTTAGACTCTGTACTTTGTTTGGCTTCTACTTGATAATACTGAACAAATTGGTCTGTACTTGCACCTATTTGAATATTTAATCTTGTTAATACAACACCATCTGCATACTCAATCATTTCATCTGATAATGTAATTGATGCTGGTGGCTGAATAGAAAAGGGATTTGGTAAATTAGTTGATGGTGTACTAGCAACCTGTCCTTTTGATGCCCAAGTATAATGTGAGTCTTGATGTTCTACTAATTGCAAACTGATTGTGTAATCAGCATTAAATGTCATTGATAAAACTCTAAAAGCTTTTGTAGAAAAACCAACACTAGATAATGTAATATTTACTATATCTCCTATGTGTAATTCGTATGCCTTAAATCCACAAGTAATACTAAGACCTAAGCTTTCTCTTGATCTTCTTAAAATAATCTCAGCCATTTCTTCAGCCTGATATGTTGAAGTAATAGTTTTAAAATCAAATCTACCCTCTAGCAAAAAACCCCCATCTAAATTTTTCATAGTTGCGTGTTTATCTGCTGTTGAATAACCACTATCATCTATAGCTGGATATTGAACTTCATCTACTTGAAAGTTTCTATCAGGATTAATATAAGAACAAATAACTCTGTTGTATTTAGAATTTTTAGATGGCGATGCTAAATTATATCCACCAATAATATCATCTTCTGTAAGTGATACTGAAGCTGACCCTGTTGTTTCTATAACTAATTTATACTTGCCCTGAACATATGGAAGATAACCTCTCATACCTTTTACTATGTCTCTGACATTATCAATTACTTTTTTTGATGTATCTATAACTGCATTTGTATCAAATATATTAATATCACTTCCACCTGAAAATGGTGTTACCTGAGTAATACAAACTTGTGATGCGTCTCTAAAAGATTGTAAATCTATATTAGCTGTTGCAATACCTTTTCCATATCTTTCGTTTCTTAAATAATCTAATAAGCAAAATGCTGGATTAGTAGAAAATGTTGCAGATGACTCATTTAAACTTGCATCTAAAGTAACAACTTTTTTACCCTGTACTTTTGCTTGAACAACAGGAATCCCACCAAATATATCTGAGTTCCATTTAAACTTTAATGCTAGATAACAAACACCTGATAGTTTATGATTGCTACCCCATGATGATAATGTAGATAATAAACTTGATGCACTCTGTCCATCACTACCGAAATGTGGTTCTATCGTAATATAACTAGCACCATCTTTATAAAAATTACTATCTGAACTTGCTACTGTTCTTTGAGTATTATCACTTAATGCACCACTAAATGTTACTACTTTGTCATCAACTCTTATTTCTGTAATAGCATTAATCTCTCCCTCAGATAAGACTAAAGCTATATATAAAAATTCATTATCTGTTCCTGATGTTTCTATAAATACTCTTGTTCCACCAACAAGTCTTTCTCCATAAATTACAGGAATAGAAGCATTGTTAGATTGTTTATTTACTAATATACCTCTCTCTGTTTCTTCAAAATCATTTGTACCAAAGTCAGGTACTTCAGGCTTCATTGATCTCATAAATAACCAACCAACAGCAAATACACCTAAAGCTACAAAAGGATTCATGCCACTTAAAAAGTTACCTACTCTAATTACTTTAGCAACACTAGATACAGCTTTTACAACACTTTTTACTACTCCACCCATAACCAGCTACCCTTTGTAGTTTGTTTCATAATTTTTCTAACTTTATTATCATTATCTAATCTTACCCAATGTATCTTTTTATTTAATCCTAAAAGTTTTGCACTATTGTTTTTTAACCAACTCATTATTTGTTTGACATTCTTTGTAGCAATAAAATCAATATGCAACATAATATCTCCACAATTCCAATTATCTATTATGCCTGTGTTTAAAAACTTATCTTCTGTTTGTTGATTAACAAAAGCCCAATTAGTAAAACCATAAAGACCTTTATCTTTAAATATTTTATACTGATTATAATTAATAGATTGTATTATGTGATTGTATAATTCTTCGTATGTATTGGTTTTGTATCTATTAAATTGTTTATAGAAGTTTATAACTTCATCAAAAGTAGTCATTAGCTTCTTCCCCATTTAATATCTAATACTGTTTGACTTGAAAAATCCATACCAACATCTGTACTAAAAAATCTTTGTTGAGAAGAATTGTTTGTTTTTCTACCTGACTTTTTATCAAAATCAGCCCAATGAGATACTACTGATAACTGAACACTAGAGTCTGTTTCTGATTCAGCTATATCAAATGTTTCTATATTACCTGAGTATAATAATATTGGGTCAGCTATAATACTATTAGATGAATTTAACAAACCTCTAAATATTGTAACAGTATCATTTACAACATTTTCATTTAAAACTGTTGATATAAATGTTTGATCTGCTCCTGATAAAACTAAGCTTAATGTTACTTTTGTTAAATCTGTTTGTTCTTCAAATGATGGTAAAGATACTAGAAATGGAGATGCAGTATAAGTAACACTAGAGCCTGATACTGATGAAGTTAAATCAAAACTAGAATCTGTAAGATTTACAGGTGTTGAGAATCCGATAGTAAGCAAATGAATTGGTCGTATTTCATTTGTTAATAATTCGTTTTTTACTGCTGTCGTTAGTGTTCGTGCCATGTTCCTCGTAATATGTTCTTGTTATGCTTTCTGTACCTTTTATCATGGTAAAATTAAATTTACTATCAGGTTTTTTATACTCCTTTAAATCGTTTAAATTAGTATCTATTTCATCTTCATTAACAATTACAGTTGCTTCAAAGTCTGCACTAATTAAATGTGTAATTTTATATTTTTTCATTAAAGAGATTCTTCGACATCAACCTCAAACTGATATAATAAATTACCATCTTTATCTGCACCTACTACACCAAACTCTTGTATGTCGTTTGTAAGATGAACAGTAAAAGATACATTGTCATAAGTAACTACTGAATTATCTGCTAAAGCAGATATTAAAGGTGGCTCTATTGTTACAGTTGAAGCATTAGATGATGAAGTAGCATCAGCAACAACCATATAAACTTTAGTATGTGATGCAAATTTTAAGAAGTCTCCAGCTTTAAATCTTCCAGCACCATCTCCAGCAAAGCCATCCATAGCAATTGTTGTATCTCCTACTGCGTGGACACCATTTACTAATACTGTTCCTGTCTCAGTTCCTCTTGCATCTTCTATCTCAGGTGGGATTATTGTAAAATTTTCTTTGCTTGATCTTTGCTTCATAATAAAAGCCATAAGTTCTCCATAAACATCTGATCTTTTTGCTGTAATAATTCTAGCAGTAAAACCAAATCTTTGATTATCTACTTGTCTTGATAATTTTTTTCCTGATATAGATTTAGAAATAATAGTATTCTGTGTTGATTTGATACCTAATGTTTCAAATTTAGCTGATGATATTGGAAATGCACCTGACATTAAATTAACTCTCCTCTACCTTTTTCTGATAATGCACTATTAATAATAGATGATATTGTTCCTCTGTTTTCTATTAATGCTTGGTCAAATCCTCTTGAATCTATTGTGTTAATTGTAAAGTTCACATTAACTGCACCACCACCTGTACCTCTAGCTGATTGTGTTATTTGACCTGATGAGTTTGGTATAAACATTTCAGCACCTTGTTCTCCTACAATAGTTGGCTGTCCTTTTCTTACAGCACCACCTGAAGCAAATAATTTGAATCCACCACCACCTGAGCCACCACCCATAGCCATAAGTAAAGCTTGAAGCATAACTTGTTTTTGTTTTTCTTTAGTGATGTTTTTTTCCATTTTAAGTTTGTCTGTGTCTTGTTTAAATATTTTATCAACAATAAATTTTTCTATTGTAAGTAAAGCAATTCTTTCAATCATCTTAGCAACAATATCTACTAACAATCCTTGTGCTAATTCTTTAAATGATTTGTTTATTGATTTACCTAATACTAAAGCTTCTGCTAGTGTTCTTGAAAAACTTGATGTAGCACCTGTAATAGATTCAAAAATAGTGTCAGTTATGCTAAAAGATTCATTATGTTCTTTTAATTTTTCTCCTACCGATCTTAAAACACTATTTTGTTCTTTGTGTTTTTCTACTCCTTGTGTAATCAATTCGTTAAATCTTAATCTTTTTTTATTTTTCTCAGATAAAATAAATAGTTCTAATTTATCTTCTTTATCTTTAGCTTTTTGTATAGCTTTTCTTACTTTATCTACATCTACTAAAACTTCTTTTTGTTTTGAAAGAGAAATATTTGTTTTGTTTTGTTCTTCAAGAATACGACCCATTCTTTCAAATCGTTCTTTTTCTAAATCAGCTATTTCTCTTTGTAATTTTCTTTGTGCTTTTGTAACAATATTAAATTCTAATGCTTTTGGTAATATTGCATTTACAAGCTTAACTAAACTTTCATATGCACCTGTTAGTATTTCTGTTGCTTTTGCTAATCCTTTTATACCAGCAGATAAAACTTTTACTGCACCTGTTAAAACAAATCCTATTGCATCAGCTATATCATTAAATGTATCTTGATTTTCTTTTATAAAATCATCTAAGTCTTTAAATTCTTTTTTAATAGCATCAAAAAAATCTGCATCTGCTACTCTCTTTTTAAAATTAAATAAACTATCTCCAAGCATAGATAGTACACCTGTAAATGTTCTTGATAATTCATCTGTTGCTCCACCAAACTTACCACCTTTACCAAATACTTTTTCAAATGCTTTGATTGTTTCTTCTGCTGATACAGTTGCTCCAGCTTTAAAACCTAATAAATCTCTAACACCTTTTTCTCTAAATATATCTGCTGAAGCTATACCACCAGCAAATGCTCTTTGTATTTGTTCAGCAGTAGTTTGAAAATCTAATCCTGTGACCGATGCAACATTACCTGTAATCTCTAATATCTTTGATAATCTATTTGCATCTCCTGAAACAACAGCTAAGTTTCCTGATGCGTTTTGTATTTGCTCTAAAGAAAAAGGAACTTTAGATGCAAATTTTGCCATTACATCAAATGCTTTTGCACCCTCTTGTGTGCTTCCAAATAATTGTTTTAATCTTACTTGT